ATTTCCAGGCGAAGAAGCCCGGCGGTGCATATAACGCCGGGGTGGAGGTTCGGGCGACCGAGGGCGGCAGGACGTGGGTATGGAAAATCCCAAACCCTGCCGGGCGCAACGAGAACTTGAAAGCCGAGATGGTGGGCGACGGAAAGGCAGAACGATGAGCGACAACGACGACATCAAGGGCCTGCTTGACCACGACTTCGAGTCTATCGAGGCACAGCTACAAAACGGCCGCGGAGGCGACCCCGAAACGCAAGGCCGCGCCCTTGCGCTCCTACTCCGCCACGTCCGCATCCTTGTCCGGCGTTCCACCGTGACGGAAGACGAATGTCGGAAGCGACGTGCAGACTGCCCCGGCGTAAAGCTGTTCACCAACCCAAAAGAGACAGTCCTGACGGAACTCGCCAGGCAGGGCGGGTGGATTGCAATATGCGCCTACCTCGTTTATCTTGTGGTTACGAAATGACCGCCCCCCTGTTCAACCGCGAAGCAATCCGCGCCGGGGACATCATCTGCGGCAGGGGCACCGCCGCGATCAGCCGCGCCATCATGCTCCGCACGGCGGGGCTGCTTTCGCTATGGCGTGGCGACAGTTGGAGCCATGATAGCGGGGCGATCTGGCACAACGGAAAGCTGTGGTTTGGCGACTCCCACATGGGCCAGAAGGCCACTCTGGTGGACCCCGCCGAGTGGGAAGCCAAGTGCCTTACCGGGACGTACCGCGTTCTAGTCCTGCGGCCCACAATTGCCACCCGCGAGCAGGGGGAAGCGGCGGCATGGTGGTGGCAAACTCACGTACAGGGGTCGGAATATGACCGTCTCGGGGTGTCACACCTTGTATTCGACTGGACGCTGGAAAAGCTACACATCCGGGCTGGCAAGGAAGATCGTTTCTGGTGTACGGAGGGGTGGGCAAAGGCTTACCAAGCCGGGGCTGGGCTGTCACTGTGGTTCCCGAAGATCAACCCGACGCCGGGAACGACGAGGAAGCGGTACATCGAAGGTCTGTTCTGTGTTGTTCCTGGTGCGCTGACGGAATTTGGTGAGCAGTTTATGATACGGCCTCCTGCGCGAAGGAGCGCGTCCTGAAATGATGGTCGGGCTCAAGGAGAAGTACGGCATGGGGTGGCCGGAGGACATGCCGGACGCCTTGATCGACCTGAAGGTGTGGAAGCACTGGCGGGAGCCGGAGTACGCCGCCTGCACCGAGAAGGAGCCGTGGGAGTGCTTCTGGCGCGCCATCTACTCGCTCATTCCCCGCAAGGAGTTCGTCCGCCACGAGTGGAGCGAGCAGCACGTCTACGACTGGACCACGGAAAAGTTTGTAATTACTTGGGGCTGTGCGAGTTCGGGTAAAGCGCAGCCGCTGGATGCTATTGTCTATACTCCGACCGGCCCCCGCAGGATGGGGGATTTACAGGTGGGTGACCGCGTTATCGCCCAGGACGGAAAGACGTCTGCGATAATTCGAACCCACGACGTTGGGCACCAGGATGAGTATAAGGTTGAGTTTGGGGATGGCACGAGCACGGTCTGCGCAGGGACCCACTTGTGGGAAGTCGGATTCAAGGACGGAGTGGATCGCCGAAACCACATAGTCGAGACCGAGTGGTTGAGTCGGCAAAACCGCGTCGGGAAGTTTTTTGTTCCATTGTGTGAACCGGTATATTTTGAAAAACGGCCGAGCCTGATTCCCCATTATTTAATGGGGGTCCTTCTTGGAGACGGGTGTTTTGTCGTGGGCGGCCAAGTTAGGTTGTCCGCCACGGATCCGGATATTATAGCGGCCGCGCGCGAGTGTTTGAAGAAAGGATATGACTTAAAGCCCGTAGCTCCCGGCGACTTCGTGATCGTTAAATCCTCCTTGGCCCACAGTGGGGCTAATTATTATCTGCGGGCGATAAAACATTACGGGCTGGATAAAGCCAAGTCGGCCGAGAAGTTCATTCCCGACGACTATCTGTACTCCGAGAAAAGAAGCCGTGAGGAGTTGTTGGCCGGGCTCATGGACACGGATGGGACGGTAGGCACTAACGGAGGGCTGTCGTTCACGTCCGTGTCCGAGCGGTTGGCCCGCGGCGTGCAGTTTTTAGTCCAGTCGCTTGGGGGCGTTGCGTCTATTTCATCGCGCATACCTGTTTTCCGCGGGCCAAACGGAGAGAAGAAAAAAGGCCAGCGCGCCTACACTGTTTCCCTTCGCCTTCCAGATAATGGGTTTTTATTCAAGAGCGGAAAAAAGCAAAGCCGGCTTTCGGCGTCTTCCCGCGGGCTTCGCGGTCGGTATATCGTGCGCGTCGCTCGCACCGGACGCAAAGTGCCAATGAAGTGCATAACACTGGATCACCCACGGGGGCTGTACCTCACGAACGATTTTATCGCCACCCACAACAGCAACGACATGGGCCTGCTCACCCTGATCGACTGGATGGTCGACCCCCAGGAGACCGTGGCGATTCTGGCCTCGACGTCCCTGCAGATGTTGAAGATCCGCTCCTACGAATCCGTGTTGCGGTACTTCCATTACATCAAGCACTTCTCGCGGTTCGAAATGCCCGGCAAGCTGCGCAAGACCGACAACGCCATCATCCTCGATGAGGACGACGAGCTGGGCGTTGCCACCGACAAGGCGTCGATCCGCGGCGTCGCTGTGGCCGAAGGCACCGAGCAGGAGGCCCGCACGAAGCTCACCGGCGCCCACTTGCCCTACGTCCGCCTGGTCCTCGACGAGCTGTCCCAGATGCGCCCGGCCGCCATGCGGGTACGCACCAACCTATCCATCGGCGCCAAGGACTTCAAGCTCGTCGGGCTCTGCAACCCCGACAGCTTCACGGATCTAGCGGCCCAGTATTCCAAGCCCATTTTGCCGGGCGGCTTTGCCGCCATCGACCCTGAAACCACACATGAATGGCATAGCCCTTACGGAAAGATCAGGCGCCATGACGGTCTCAGAAGCCCGGCAATCCTTCACCCCGAGAAGAAGCTCACGTTCCTGCTGACCAAGGAGAAGCTCGACGACATCCGCAAGGACGTCGGCGGTAACGAGGACGACCCCGAGTTCTGGACCATGGTGCGGGGGTTCCCTCCCGCCCAGGGCAAAAAACAAACCCTGCTGTCGATGACCGAGGTTCTGCGCAGCGGCTCCACGGAGGACGTCACGTGGATGGGCGCGCCATCGGTGACCGTGCTGGGCTGCGACCCCGCGTTCTCCGAAGGCGGGAACCGGGCCGTCATGCAGGCCATCGAAATCGGCATCGACAAGAACAATCAGGTCAAGCTGTCGTGCCTGGAGCCCCGGTACGCCAGGATCGACGCGTCCTCGGCCATCCCCGTCACGGACCAGGTGGGCGACGCCATCAAGGAGTACGCCGAGGAGCTGAGCGTCAAGCCCGAGCTGATCGGCGTGGACGACAGCGCGACCCAGAGCGTGGCCGACTATTTGCAGTCCAAGCATTTCATGACGGTTCGCCGGTTCGTGTCCAACGCCGCGGCCTCGGACATGCCGTTGTCCAAGGGCGACGTGCGCAAGGCGTCGGACCGCTTCAAGAACCAGTCGACCGAGCTGTGGGCCGCCGTCGCCGCCTTCGTCCGCGCGGGCCAGTTGCGCAACGTGCCGCTCGTCGCCATGGAGCAGCTCTGCGGGCGCCTGCTGGAGCGCGTCGGCGTGCTGCGCCGACTGCTGTCCAAGAAGAAGTCGACCCGCGAGGGCAACGAGCTCAAGGCCGGCGAATCCCCCGACGAGCAGGACGCCCTGTCCATCGCGATCGGCGTCGTACGATTTGTCTTGAATATGCAGGCGGGGGCCGATACGATTTCGAACAAATATGCGGGACCCTGGGGCCGTCGTCCCGGGGGACCGTCTGGGTTCAGGCGGCTGGCCCAGAGGTACGACCTGGACGCCAGGGCGTACAAAACGGCCGCGGTATAGGAGAACAACCATGAGTGACGACCAGATCAAGCCAGACTTCACCCCGAAACCCCCGACCCTGCAGGACCTGCCCCAGGGCGCCCAGGCGTTCATCCAGGCCCTGGAGGCCGCCTATAACGCCGTCGGCGAGCTCTACGCGCCGTACGTCGAGCGGATGCCGGCAGTGGGACGCAACTTCGAGCAGACCATGTTCAAGCTGCGCGAAGCCGGGATGTGGACCAACGACGCCCTGACCATGATCATGAATCCGCAGATGTTCCAGGTGGCCAAGCCGGAACAGCCGGAGAGCGAAGATGCCCCGCCCCAAGAAGACCAGTAAGGTAGTCGAGTTGGGCTTCAAGGAGCCCCGCAAGCTGTGCCCGTTCTCCGGCGACGATCTGAAGATCGTCCCCGTGACGGCCGCGGCGGCGGGGCACCTTGTCGAGAAGTTCCAGGTGCGCGGCACCGGCTGGGTGTCGACGAAGCTCTTCGATAGCCGCGAGGAGGCCGAGTGGGTTTTCTCGCACGATCACGGCGTGCCTCCCCGCATGAAGAACCCTTACAAGCGGGTCGAGGTCGTGGGGGAGGTTCTTCCGCCGGATCCTTCGATGAAGGATGTTGAGAAGGGTGTCAAGGACGCTCTGGCCCTGGGCGAGGATTTCGCCGGGGCCGCTTCGGAGATCATGAAATGACCGAGCCGCAGAGAGCCAGGTTCATGCACGCCGGAACGGTTCCGCCGATCGGCTGGATCTACGAGATCGAGCACGAGGGCGAAACCTTCCGGTTTCAGTCCCCGATGCAGATCGGGCTCATGCAGCAGCTCAAGCGGTGGTACGCCGACAAGAAGCTGGAGTGGCCGGGCGACCCGGAGATGCGTGCGCGGATCGAGCACTTCATCTGCCAGCGGCTGCCCAAGGGGTTCTGTGTCGGCGGCCCCGACGAGCCCGCGGTCCCGTATCTGTCCGTGCGAATGATAAAGGACGCCACCCGTCTCATCGTCGGGCGGTTGTTCAACCGCAAGGACTTCTTCGTCGAGCAGGCGGAGGCCGAGCGGCGCGCGGCCATCTGCGCAAACTGCCCGTCGAACCTCCACGGCATCTGCACAAGCTGCCCCGGCAACGAATTCTTCGACCTGTTCGGGTGGTTCGTGCGGGCCGGGAAGAAGACGTCGGTTGATGCCGCGCTCGATACCTGCCGGGTATGCAAATGCCTGCTCAGGGCGAAGGTCTGGGTGCAGCAGTCCACACTGAACGAGTTGTCGCGCCACACCTATCCCGAGAATTGCTGGCTGCACGGGACGCCGGCGCACATCCCCGCCAAGGAGACCGAGAAATGAAACAGGCCGAAGTAGTCGATGTCTCCCCTCCCCCCGGCGCCCGCAAGCAGGAAGCCATCATGACGGTCGACCACAAGGCGCGCGCCGTCCGCGACCGCCTGGGCAACCCCGAGGTCGCGCGGCAGGTCTACCAGCGCTACCGCCAGGCGCTGATCGACGTGCACCGCGCGGACGCGCGCGTCATGGCGCTGCATCGCGGCGTGGCGCCCTACGACGACGCCGAGCTGCGCGGCCTTGGCCAGGGCTGGCGCGCCAACCTGAACCTGCGCGAGATGAAGGGCATCGTCAACCACCGCGCCGACACCGCCTACGACCTGCACATGGAGGTCGGCAACCGCATCAAGGTGACCGTGCGCCCCGAGTACCAGGAGTACCGGTCGCCCAACCCCCTGGCGCAGTACGGCGAGATCATCGCCGAAGAGTACACCCACATGCTCAACGTCGACTGGCCGGAGAACTACCTCCTGCTCGACCAGGTAAGCCGCGACCGCATCAAGCTGGGCCTCGGCGTGGCCTGCTGGCCGGACGAATGGGACTGGCGCCCCGTGCGCATGCCCAAGTACAGCTTTTTCACTGACCCCAAGTTCCCGCCCCTGGCCGACTCCATTCCGTGCTGCGTCGTCCGCGACACCCTGCTGCTTCAGGACATCCTCCCCAAGCTCGAGCCCGAGAACGCCGAGGCCGCCAAGATGGCGGGTTGGAACGTCGAGGAGCTGCGCGCGGTCGTCCTGCAGTTCTACAAGGCGACGACCGACTCCAACGCCACGACCGAGCCCCCGTCCGTGCGGGACGATGTCATTGGGCAGTGGGCCGCCTTCGAAGCCTGGCGGGCCAGCCGCCCGGCGGAGGTCGCCGTCTTCGAGCTCGAGAGCATCCCTGTCGTCCGCTACCTCATCAAATCCGTGACGGGCCCCGAGGTCAGCCACTACATTGATATTGACCCCGCCATGGGTACCTGTCAGCCCGAGGATTTCATTTTCAAGAAGCTCGAGCAGTTCGAGAAGATGAGCCAGGCGATCTGGCTCAACCCGTTCAACTATTCTGAGGGGACGATTGGATCTGTCGACGGCCTGGGCCACGACCTGGCGCCGTACTGCGAGATTTCCAACCGCATGCTCAACACCGCGCTCGACGGGGGCATGATGTCCGGCGGGCTCGTCCTGCAGGCGAATGCCGGCTGGGGCTCCGACGAGATGTCCGTGGTCCGCATCGGGCCTACGACGTTGATTCCGCCAGGGCTCCAGGCCATCAACTCCGCGTTCGCGCCGCCCATCGAGCGGTTGCTCGAACTGCGCATGGCGGTCCGCGGCGTCTACTCCAACAACGTCGGCATGACGCGGATGAACCCCGAGATGATGGAAGTCTCGGCCCGCGGCACCCGCTCGACCGAGGAAGTCGTTTCCGAGCGCCAGCGGGAGTTCCGCATCGAGGCCAACGCCGCCAACTTTGAGTACATGATGTGGACCAACCTGCACCGCGAGATTTTCCGCCGCGCCGTGATATTGTCCAAGAAGTCAGGGAAGCTGCCCGGGGCCAAAGAGGCCAAGGCGTTCCGCGAGCGCTGCCTGCGCCGCAACGTCCCCGAGATCCTTTTCGACAAGTTCGAGGACGCCCTGGTCGTTGAGGTCAACCGCGCAATCGGCGGCGGCAGCCCCGAGGCCCGCGAGACTACGTGGGGCAAGCTCATGAAACTGCGCGGAGCGATGGACGAGGCTGGTCGCAGGTACGTCGAGCGCCAGTTCGTGTCGGCCCTCATCGGCTACAAGGACGTCGACAACGTCTTCCCGCTGGGCACCCGCGACCAGATCCCGACAAACGAGAAGTCCATCGCTACCCTCGAGAACAACGACTTCCGCGAAGGCGCCTATGTACCGGCCGGCAGCGATCAGCTGCACACCGCCCATCTGGCGATCCACTTCGAGCTGCTGGGCGGCATGGTGCAGTCCTACGACCAGCCCCAGGAGGGCAAGCCGGCCGACCCGGAGGCCATCCTGCGGACGTTCTCCGCGGCGTTGCCGAACTGCGAGGAGCACATCCGGTTCCTGGCCGCCGACGAAAGCCGCAAGGACTTTGTCCGGCGCGCCTCCGACATGCTCAAGGAGCTCGTGGTGTTCTACCGCCGCGTCGAGAAGGAAGCCCAGCAGAACGCCGACCAGCGCCAGCGCCTCGAGATGGAGCGCCAGCAGCAGGTCATGCAGGAACTGGAGAACCGCATGAACGGAGAAACCGCCGTGAAGCTGCGCGAGGTGGAGCTCAAGGCCCAGCTCGAAGCCATGAAGCAGGAGTCGCTCAACGCCGTCAGGGCCGAGAAGACCGCTGCCCAGAACGAGATCAAGCGCTGGGGCGCCGAGATGCGCAGCCAGCTGGACCGCGAAATGGCGGAACGCAAGATGGCGCTCGAGGAGGAGGTCGCGCGGCGCAAAGCCGACTTGGCCGACTACAAGCGGGCGGATTAAGGCCCCGGGGAGAACAACCAGGAGAACGAGATGAGCGAAAACAAGAAGCCGCAGTTGCGGCATGAACTGCTGGATTTCGTGAGGACCGCGCCCGGAGTGGCGGATGCCCACGCAAAATACATGGCGAACGGGGGCGAGAGGCTGCTGGAGCTCGCCGTCAATTCCATCCGCGGGGAGATGTTTCCGTGGGACCAGCCCCAGCACGTCCAGGCGTCGTACGGCGCCTTCGTGGGCGGGGCCACCTGGATGGCCAAGTTGCTGCGCAACGTCGTCGTCATGGCCAACAACCGCAGCGAGGCGCTGCGCATGCTGGCCCAGGCCGACGGATCCATCAGCGAAGAGGAGCGCCGCCTGCTGCGCGAGATGTACGGCTACTCGGACGAGGAGCTCGAGAGCTATAAGAAGAAACCCGCAAGGAGAACGACATGAACCCAACCGAACAAGAAGTGAAGCCGCCCGTGATCGAGGCGGAGCTCGAAGGCGACATCGCGGATTCCGTGCTGTCGGCCCTGGACAAGGAGACGCCCCCCGCCAAGCCGGCCCCGGCGGCCCCTAAGACCGACCTGGAACCCGGAGACCTGGCGGCCCCGGCGCCCAAGCCCGCCAAGCCACCGGTCAAGCCGGCGGAGCCCGTGGACCCGCTGTCCCCGGACTTCCTGGCTGCCGCCGCCCCCAAGAAGGACGAGTCCGGGATGCCGGCCGACCTGTTGAAGGACGAGGACATCGAGCGGCTGCCCGAGAAGAAGCAGCGCGAGGCCTTTGCCAAGGAGCGCGCCGCCCACAAGGAGGCCCGCCAGCGGCTGCAGGAGTTGAACGCCAAGGTCAACGAGCTGTCCTCCAAGGCCCAGGACGCCGAGCAGGTCGCCACCCTGAAGCAGCAGCTCGAGGCCAAGGAAGAGGAGCTCGCCAAGCTAAACGCCGAGATCGCCAAGATCGACCTGACGCGCAGCCCCGAGTTCAGGAAGCGCTACGACGACCGCATGAACCAGCTGGGCCAGCGCATGGTCCAGACCCTGGTCACCGAGGGCGTGGACCAGGCCGAGGCCGTGAAGCTCATCCGGGCCCTGGTGGCCGAGACCAAGCCGTCGGCGCGCGAGTACGCGATCGACGAGGCCGCGCCCTCCCTGAAGGGCACGCTTCTGGCCTACCTGAACCAGTTCGACGAGGTGTCCCAGGAACGCGCGGTCGCGCTGGACAAGGCCAAGGAGACGGCCGCGGCGATCGACGAAGCCGAGTCGCGGGCGAGAATTGCCGCGATGGCCGGCCGGGTTGACTCCGTCACGGAGAAGGCCATTGCCGACGCCGTGGCCTTGGGCTCCCCGTACTACCGGGAGGTCAAGGACAACGAGGACTGGAACGCCGCCGTTGCCGAGCGCAAGCAGACGCTCAAGGGCCTGCTGCTGACGATGGACCCCGAGAAGCTGGCGCCCTACGTCGCCGAGGGCCTGACGGCCCCCGACCTGCGCCGCCGCTATGTCGAGCAGTACAACCGGCTCAAGGCGGTGGAGGCCGAGTTCGAGCAGGTCATCGGCCAGCGGCCCCGCTTGGGACAGCTGGCGCCCTCCGACCAGCCGCCGGCCCCCCGCCAGGCCAAGCTGCCGGACAACGGGCTGGACATCGTCGACGTCGTCGAGGACTTCCTGAAATAGGGGGTTGACGGCCTGCGGCCCAAGGCGTAGTCTTGGGCCAGATAATTCGAGCGGCTAACCGCGTCTGATCCACGCGGGACAGCCTGATTTCCCAACCTCTGGGTTGCCGCTCGATGTTCTTGGTTGGTAGAGGAAGCGGACATGGACACGAAGATTTGTACGAAGTGCGGGGAAGAGAAGCCGGCTACTACCGAGTATTTTTTCGTTAAATCAATGGGGCGCCCTGGGCTCAGGGCTGTGTGTAAATCGTGTGAGGCCGATAGACAGCGGGAGTATGTTACTCAAAATAAAGCTGAAGTCTCGGCGCGTTTGCAGAGCTGGTACTCCAAAAATAAACAGTCGGTACTCGAGCGTAGTCGGCGAT